TTTGTAAATACCACGGCACACCGTTTTCACGGTTCATGCTTCGGGCACACACACGCTACAGCTATCCTACGGTCCCATTTAAGGGGCGTCTGTTTTAACCTACGTTATTTTAGACTCCATGCGGTCTGCAGTTACCAAACTGCTCCTTGCTAAAGGGTAGAGTTCTCCTCGTAGGTGATCCAATAGGGTGGGTATGCACGTCATAGTGCAGTGGGCGAAATGCTGTTACAATTGGGCTGCGACCGAAGTCGTCTTACTTACACAACAGCATAGGATCGAACATAATCGGGCCAATAATCGCTAAACTTACCGGTGCACATCTTTGGCAGGCGCCCGTACCCTTCCAGGTCGGTAATCGCATGCAACAATTTTCGGTGCATCTCCGTGAAATATTGCTCGCCGTGGAGCATGCTCTCGATTCGGAATGAGTCGAAACACTGGGCCAACGATTCGAATGAAGTCCTCTCTTTAGAGTTCTTCACCCAATTCAATTGGTCTTCAACAGAATCTTTATCCAGTGGTGCGTACACTTGGCCGTTTTGCGGCACAAATTTCCGTTTCAAGAACGTAGTGTCAGTTAGATTTTCAAAGTCAAAGTCGGATCTTGTAGTCTTGGCAGCATCGGTATAACCGAGGCCCATCTTCGTAAAGAAGGCTTGGACTCGACGGAATGTAACATGCTTGCGTAATTTTCCATTCAAAGCAAGCACATGATCATCGCCATACAGCGCCATTTCTAGCGCGCAGGCGAGTTCCTCGTCTGTCATTTCAACGCCATCTTCTTCCAAAATTGTCAAAATAGCTGATATTAAATAAAGGGCATTCGCAACTGAATTAAGTACAGCTGTCACAGGTACACCAGATGGTAATCCTTGGTGTTTCTCAAAGACATCGTTACCAATCAGCATGAAGGCGTGGATCATCATATATCCGAGCATTTCTCGGATCTTCTGATTTTCCTCGGAATCTCCATACCAAGCGTTAACGACGCTAATAGCTCTGTAAATAGCCTGTGCGCTCAATCGCTTATCCCAAGCTTTATAATCTCCCGCAATCACCTGTCCGCCGAACGAATTTAATCGATCAAATAGCTGTTTCCATTGAATGGAATGAGCATTTATTCCAACGGATATCGG